TGGCGCGGGTGGGGGCGCTGGCGGGGCCGGGGGTGGTGGTGTGGGCGGGCTCGGCGCTGGGGGCGCTGGCGGCGGTGTGGGAGCCGGTGGCGCGGGCTGTGGCGGGGCGGGTGTGGACATCTGGACCTCTCACGGTCTAGTCGGCGGGCTGGGGCTCCTCGGGCGCGGGCAGCGGGACGGGCGGCGCGGCGGGCGGCCCGCCCGGAGCGTTCGGGGGCGGCACGGGCGGCAGGCCCTCGGCAACGCGCATAGCTTGCCACTCCTCGATCTCGCCGGGGGTCGCGCCCCACCTCTGCCAGAGCACCTGCGTGGGGACGCCGAGGGTCGCCATCTTCACCAGCGCGTCGACCCGCTGGCCTTCCGACCGGGTTTCCATGTCGGCCCAGATCACCTCGGCGGCCAGGTTGGTCGCGGCCGGGCTCCCGACGATCCCGAGCGCGAGCCGCATGGCCTCCTCATACGCCTCGCCGATGTGGACGGCGCGGCGCCGGGTCTTGGCCACCAGCCCGGCCTCGGCCGCCTTGATCGCGTCGGCGGCCAGGTTGATCATCTTGCCCATCAGGTAATGGGCGGGCGTCTGGGTGATCGCGGCGAGGTGGACCACGTCCTGCTCGATCGAGGACAGGTAGCCAGCCAGCAGCGCCTCGGGGAACGCCCCGAACCGGCTATTGGGGTCTTCCGACGCCAAGAGGCGATTGGCCCCGACATCGAACGGGCGCACGACCTGCACCGCGTCGGTCCCGTCGCTGGCCTTGACGACCTGCCGGGCGATCTTCACGCCCGTCGCCCAGACCTGCCGGAACGCCCCGTAGTCGGCGCTCACCATCAGGTTGAACGTGGAGGTATTGATCCGGTCGATGATCGTGGTCACCGGCTCGAACTCCCCGCGGGGCGGCCCGAGGGTGCGCGGCTGGGGGATCACCTCGATCATCGACACGGCCCCGACCGGGTTCGGGTCGATCTGCGGCGCGTCACCCGGCGAGTCGGGCCACCACGTCACGATCTCGTCCTCGGTCACCAGCACCTCGACCACCTGGCCGGCCCCGGTGAGCTGCCCCTGGTTGACCAGCGCCCAGTCGTTCAGCGCGAAGTCCGTGGCCGCCCCGTAGCGCTTGTACCCGGCGATCCGCTTGCGGCGGCTGCCGGGCTGGTAGAGCACCGTGGCCTGGTAGGGCGACTCGGTGGTGATCGACACGCCGGTCGGGTTGCTGTCGTCGGGCTGCACCAGCAGGAAGCTGGAGCCCATCACCAGCGCGTCGGTCTGGAGCAGCTCGGCGTCGGCGTCCATCTGGCTGGCCTGCCACAGCGTCCACGCCAGGTCGTTGTCGTCGTCGCTGCCGAACCGGAACCCCGTCACCTGGAGCCGCTCGGCCACCGCGTTGACGATCAGCTCGGCCCAGTTACACCCGGACTCGGCCAGGAACGTGCGGAACGTCTGCCGCTCGTCGGTGTCGAGCAGCGCGATGATCCCGGCCATGTTCTCGAAGTAGGCGGCGAACCCGCCCGCCCTGGCGGCCTGCATCGTCAGCTTGAGCGAGGCGGCCTCTCGGTGCTGGTTGAGTGCGGCGATGTCCACGGCTGGTCTCTCCCTACCATCCGGCCGCGATGTAGTCAGGCTCGGGCTCGATCTCGTGCCGGAAGGCCCGGTCGAGCGCCATGATCGCGGCGACCATTGAGTCGATCTTGTCAGCGCTCCGCTGCTTGTCGGGCTTCACGTTCCCGTTCGGGTCGGTGCGGGTTATCAGGTTCCCGGCCTGCCACCGGGCCACCGGGTTGCCGCCGTGGCGGTAGCGGCCCGCGGCGATCAGCCGCAGCAGCTCCTTAGTCGGCCCCGACATCGACGCGAACCCCTGGCCCTGCTGAAGCAGCGGGAAGCCCTCCTCGATCAGCTCCGAGCTCAGCTGGGTGGCGCCCCACCTGTCGAACGCGACCTCGCGCAGGTCGAACTGCTCGGCGTCGTCCCGCAGCGCCGCCTTGATGGCCTCGTAGTCGATCACGTTCCCCGGCGTGGTGGTGATCAGGCCCTCGGCCGCCCAGGTCGACGCCCGCCCGCCCGTGCGCCGGTCGAGCTGCCCGATCGCGCTCTCGGGGGTGAACACCCGCCACAGCACGTCGTGCCCGCCGTCGCCATCGGGGAAGTCCAGCGCGTAGCTGGCCAGGTCGATGGTGCTGGCCAGGTCGAGCCCGGCGTAGCAGACCCGGCCGGCCAGCTCCCGCCTGGCGGGGGCCGCATCCCAGGTGAGCAGGTCGATGGCGCGCCCGGCCTGCGCGGTCTGCTGGTTGAGCCGGTACTGCCGGAACGCCCGCTCCTCGACCGGGTTCTTGATGGCCTTGGCGCACTCGCTGCGCAAGATGCGCGGGTCGAGGTAGTCCCCGAGGCCGGGGTTCGCCAGCGCCCAGGTGGCCTCGGCGGTCCAGTCGGCCTCGCGGGGCGCGGCGTGCAGCACCACCAGCCGGGCGCGGTCCAGCTCGGGGTCTTCCAGCACCCGCTCGGACCAGGCCCGCTCTTGGGCGGCGAACCCCGACGGGTCATTATCGGCGGTCGTCGCCAGCACCAGCAGCGGCTGCGACCGGGTGCCGAACCCCGTCCGGAGCGCGTCGTACAGCTCGCGGTTCGGCTGGGCGAGCAACTCGTCGATGTACGCGGCGTGCGGGCTGGGGCCGAGCGCCCCCATGGCGTCCCCGGCCGTCACCGCGAAGAATGACGCGGTGCGCTCGTCCCAGATGCGGCGCTTGCCCAGCGCCACGTCGAGCCGCCGTGACAGCAGCGGCGACAGCGACACCATCCGGGCCGCGGCCGAGTACGCGAGCCCGGCCTGGTCTTTATCCAAGGCCAGGCCGTAAACCTCGGCTGACTCCTCGCCGTCCGCGACCAGCATGTAGAGCATCAGACCGGCGATCAGCTCGGTCTTGCCGTTCTTGCGCCCGGTCGACAGGTACAGCTCCCGGTACCGGCGCAGATACCGCTCCCAGGTCGGCTCCCACTGCACGATCCCGAACAGCGGCTCGATCAGCTCGGTCTGCTCCCACCCGGCCGGGATGAACGCCTGCCGGGCGTAGTCGCCCTTGGTGTGGACCAGCAGCTCGCGGAAGAACGCGAGGGCGTGGTCGGCGCGGGGGCGGCAGAGATGCTCACCGCGCCGGTTGCACACCGCGCCGTCGAAGGCACGGCGGCAGGGCGGGAACCGGCGGCGATCAGTGCCGGTCATGCGGACATCGTAGGCGCGTGCCTGGTGGGCGGCCCAGGGCCGGAGATCGGAACCACCCTAACCACACGGCCCTGGACCTGACTCCAGGGTAGGACTGCCCAGTCGCATTACGGACTGTGAGGTAGACGACACGCAAACCGGCACTACTGGGGACCTGCCAGCGGTTGGAATAAATGAACGGCCACCAACCAGGGGGCCGGGGGCCAGCAGGCCCCACAGAGAAGGGAACCACCCATGACCACCAGCCAGCCGACCAGCACCCCGACCACCACCATGCCGGTGCGGGCCACCTGGAAGCAGCACGGCAACCCGATCAAGGGCTTTGAGTTCTACGGCACCGAGGTCAAGACCCCGGCCCTGAAGGCCGCCAAGGTCGCCAAGGTCGAGAGCGGCCCGAACGGGGTCACCCTCAAGGGCGGGAACGGCCGGGAGCTGGCCACGTTCGCAGCCGCCACCAAGTTCTGGGCCGTGGTGCCCGCAGACGCCCCCCGGCTCGTGGTCGAGCCCAAGGCACCCAAGACCCCGGCCGACAAGCTGGCCCCGGTCAAGATCACGGCCCCCAAGGGCGGCGACCAGACGGTGGCACCCCGCAAGGGCGCAATCGCCAAGGCGATCAAGGCCACCGGCAAGTCGATCATGGCCATCAGCCGGGAGCACGGGCTGAACCCGAGCCAGATGCGCAGGCTGAGCCTGGACACCGTGGCCAAGGTCGACCTCGTGCGGGCCGAGCTGATCGCCAAGGCCCTCGGGGTCAAGGTGGCCGACCTGTTCGGTGACCCGACCGACAAGGCCAAGGTCAAGGCCCCGGCCGCCCCCGCGACCACCGAGGCCGCCCCGGCCGACGAGGCCGAGGCCGCCCGCACCGAGGCCGACGAGGCCAAGGCCGCGCAGGACGCAGCCGAGGGCAGCCAGGCCGACGAGACCCCCGAGACCCCCGAGACCCCGGCCGCCGAGTAGGCAGACCGGCCCACCAGCCCCCGGCCACCCGGCCGGGGGCCAGCCTTTTGAGAGATCGGAACCACCCATGAACGACAGCCCGAACGAGCAGGTGCGCCAGTGGATCGAGACCGCTGAGCGGCCCGACCTGCTACGCCTGGTCAACCACATGATGGAGGGCGACGTGCGCGCCGCCATCCTGGCCTACCAGTACGTCAGCGACCGGGCCGCAGCAGCCGCCCTGTCAGATACCCAGCTGAACGCCGAGCTGGCCAGGCTGGACCACCTGGACCCGTGCATCCATCCGGGGGTGTTCGCCACCGGGCGGCCCACCGAGCACTGCCACACCTGCGGGACCGACGTGCCGATGGAGCAGCTATGACCCCCGAGACCGGCCTGGTGGTCAACGACCCGGACGGGTGGCCGTGCCTGCACCTGGCCACCTGCTGGCACGCCACCCGGCCCGACCTGATCGGCCCCCAGCGGGCCACCACGGCAGCCGAGGCCGCCCAGCACCCGGATAAGGCCGAGGGCACCGGGAGCCAGCGGCCCCCGGTGTGGCCCAGATGCCGGATGTGCAAGCCGCCCGTCTAACCCGCGAGACCACCCCGCCCGGTCGCTGAGTGCCGATCCCCTGGCACCCCGGAACAGACCGGGCGGGGTTCCGTCTCTGGGCTCAGAAGACCGGCTCGACGTGGCCGGGAGCGGGCGGGAGGTTGCCCAGCAGGAACCCGCGCAGGGCTTCTTTCTGCTCGTCGGACAGGCCGGGGTCGACCGGGGGCGGCAGCTCGATCGGGTGCTCGGGGAAGACCGGCACGTAGATCGGGTGCTCGGGGTGGCCGCCACCGGGCGGGTCGACCGGGATGTAGATCGGGTGCTCGGGCTGCCCGCCGCCCGGCGCGATGGGGTGCTCGGGCCGCTCGCCGCCCGGCGCGATGGGGTGCTCGGGGTGCTCGCCGCCCGGCGCGATGGGGTGCGCCGGGTAGACCGGGATGTAGATCGGGTGCTCGGGTGACAGGCCCGAATCTGGCGGCGGCTCGACCGGGATGTAGATCGGGTGCTCGGGGTGGGCGTCCGGGTCGCCCGGCACCCACACCTGAGCCTGCACGATCACATTCTGCGTCTTGAGTGGCATAGGGGGTTCCTTCCTGCTTGGGTTCCGGCCCAACGTAGCAGCCAGCCTGCGGCGCGGCTCTGTACGGCTCTGTGCCCGGCTGCACCGTGCCCCCCATGCAACCACACCGGGCACCATCAGGCAGCGGCCCCACAGCGGCCCCAGAGCTGCCCAGCAGGCCGGGCGCGGGTCGTGCCACACTGGCATCGCGGGGCCGGGACCTATCACCCGCGTCCGTGCTCGTTGTGGCAGGCCGCTACGCGGCTCAGCGCAGGTGCCGGGCGCTGAACGGTGCGCTGGACTCCCGGCCCCGTACAGCAATTACGCGCAGATTGCGCGCAGCTCAGGCGGGCAGAGACCGGGCATGACGCAAACGCAAGGCTGGGTGATCGTGGTCGAGCTGGGGATCGTCGCGCTGGCGTACCTCGTGACGCTGTTCCGGGGGCCGCGGGCGCTGCCCTAGCCCAGCAGCCGGGCCGCGCCCTCGGCGTGGTGGTGCACGTCGACCCGGATACCCGACCGGGCCGAGGGCGTCAGCCCGAACTCGCGGGCGAACATGCGCACCTCGATCGCGGCGTCCCGAGCCTGGGAGTAGGCGGGGTTCTTCACCAGCACCCCGTCGCGCTGGATCACGGGCGGGGACTTGGCGACCACCTCGGCCAGGCCGCGCCACCGGGCCACGGCCTCGCAGTAGACCGCCAGCGCCGTGGTGTCGACCGCGGTCAAGGTCCGCATCGCCTCAAGGTGGGGAGCCACCCGGTCCCACTCCTCGACCGCCAGCCTCGACAGGTAGGCGGGCCGCTCGACCGGGCCGGGCAGCGGCTTGGGCTCGTCGGTGTTGATGCGGCGCCGCTCGTCACCCCGGACGAGCTTCAGCCCGGTCGGTGCCGGGGCCGGGCCGCGCCTACCCACAGCGGGCCAGCTGCTCGGGCACGAACCCGGCCCACTGCTCGGCCATCGCGTCGGCCAGCCCGGACAGTGTCCGCGACCTGCGCTTCCACCTGTCCCGGCTGTCGGGCTCGCGGTGCACCCGCGTGGCGTAGGGCCCGGCGACCAGCTCGCCGACCAGCAGCGGCGGCAGGCCGCGCAGCCAGAGGCAGGTCTGCTTGGTCTCGGCCGCGCCGTACTGCCACGGCTGGAGCACCATGTCCGGGGCGGCGATCTGGGAGTTGATCGCGCCGGGCGGGTTCTCGATCGCCCACCTCGGGATCGGGGCGCGCATCAGGGCGCGGACGAAATCCAGGCCCGCCAGGCGGGCGGCGCTGTGATGGTGCCTGCGG